TTAGGTGTTATAGCACAGATGTCGAAAACACGCTTGATTAGAACTTCATTTGTGTCATCGGATATACATTTTACTCCAAATTTTTCGAAATCTGGAAAAAATGTAATTTTTGTATATTCTTTAGATGAAGTCGTAATGACCGGTTTCCCTATAATACTCAAATTTTTTTCGTAAGTTTGGGTGTATTTTTTACCGGCTTTTGCGGTTTCCACTGTAAATACATTCGAAAATATAGCAGTAAGTTTAGCACCGAGACCATTTAATCCACCTGTAGTTCTTTTAACGGTGTCGTCGTAATTACTGGAAGTTAATAAATTCGCAAAGATTAATTCTGGAATATAAATATCATATTCTGGGTGAATTTCAATAGGTATTCCGGAGTCATTGTAAACTGAAATGAATTTATCGTTTATTTCTATTTTGATACATTTAACAGATTTGTTTCTCTGTACCTCATCGGTTGCGTTAACCAAAATTTCATCAAATATTTTAAAAATACCAGGATTCCACTTACACATCTTAATTTCCGATTTATTAGTTTCTAGATTTACAACCCAACACTCTGTTGATGTACATTTTGTATCCCCGATGTACATACCAGGTCTGGCCAGTATGTGCTCTATTTGCGTGTATTTTTTATAATTTTCCGTCATTGTATCCCAATAGTTTTATTTGCTATTTTTTTAAACTATTTTTTTTTTAGCAATAATTAAATTAAATTAAATTTTGAGTTCTTCGATGTATTTCTCGATTTGATTAATAGTATGTATGCCATTTATTTTCTTAATTTTTTTGCCATATTTAATTATTATGTATGGAATAGTGTAAATTTTATTTTCCATTAAATACGATTCAAAATTTTCGTTATCAAAAGATATATAATAAATAAGTGAATTTGGAATAGTTACCAAAATTTTATCAATTTCGATACACGGAATACACCAATCTGTTCCAAACTTAAAAAATACTATTTTATCTCCATAATCTATTTTAATTAAAGTATTAAAAGTTGTAAGATCATTAACAGTGATACCCATTATATTTATATTATTATATTATATATATTCGTTTTAATTTTAAATTAATAATATAATAAATTACAAATGGAGACATATCATACTGAATATGGTTTGATTACTCTATATAAAAATGAAAATTATATCGGGGATGTTTTTAGAAAAGGTGAATACTGGGAAATCAATACGTTATTAGAATTGCGTAAATATATACCCGCTAATCGCAATATTTTAGAAATAGGAGGACATTGCGGTACGTCGTCTATTGTATATGCTTCTTATTTAAACGATACACAAAAATTGTACGTATACGAACCACAGCGTGATATGTATAATTTATTAGTTAAAAATATAGAACAAAATAATCTACAAAATAAAATTATACCACGCCATTCGGGTGTATTCTGTTTCGAAGGATGTGGAAAAATGAATGCTGTTGCTTTAGATGGTGGTGGAGGAAATGTAAAAAAAAGACACACAGATGAAAGACATTTAGGGTGTAATTTTGGAGGTATTTGCTTAGGAGACGATGGAGAAGATATTAAATTAACAACTATAGATAATATGAATTTAGACGATATAGGTTTTATTCATTGTGACGCACAAGGTTCTGAAAATTTTTTATTTTCAAAAGGTGTCGAAACTATTAAAAAATATAGACCGGTTATATTATACGAAAATGAAGATTTTTTTGGACCATATCTAAGTGATGCTGTAAATAAAAGCTATCCAACTTACAAGGAAGATGGTAAATTTGATATTAAAAAATATTGTATGGAACAATTAAATTATTCAAAATTTATAGACCGTTTTGCCGGTGGATGGGATACACTTTTAATTCCATAATATATTTGAATTTGATTTTATTGAATTTGATTTTACTGAATTGGTTTAATTTTGTACTTTATTTTATAAATAAAATGTAATGTAATACAATGGCGTTTCTAGATTTTTACACTTTAGATCTAATGCATTTAATTATAATAGGTTTTTCAAGTTTTTTGTTTTACATGTTATTAAATAAATTTGATAAGGAAGAAAAATATAAAAAGTTGTGTCTCGGAATATCATGCTTTTCGGGTATAATAATAAGTATAATAGTTTCATATTACACTCTTGAAACTGATATACCTCTAACTTCCAATTATTTTGATTGATTATTTCGTGGAGTATTTTTCTTTTAAAAATATTATTAATTTAATAATGTCTATTAGTTTATCAAAATTTAAACCTAGAAGTATAGAAGCAAGAAGAACTACTGGAGCAGGCCCGCCAACTATTGTATTTATAGGAAAACGTGGTACAGGAAAAAGTACATTGGTTGCTGATATATTATATTATATGAGGCGTATAAAAGCTGGAGTTGCTATATCGGCAACTGAAGATGGAAACGCTTATTATTCTAAATTTATCCCGGAAATATTAATTCATTCAGAATACAAACCAGAAATAATTCAGCAGGTAATAACTAGACAGAAAAAAGTAATTAACTCTGATACTAAAACTCCAGATGGTGATGTTTTTGTTCTATTGGACGATTGTATGTACGACAAACGAATGATAAGAGACGTGAACATACGAGGAATATTTATGAATGGAAGACATTGGAGAATATCATTCATGCTAACTATGCAGTATTGTATGGATTTGCCACCAGATTTAAGATCAAACATAGACTACGTATTTATTTTAAGAGAAAACATCATTCAAAATCAAGAAAAAATATACAAAAATTTTTTTGGAATTTTTCCACATTTTAGTGTATTCCAAGATGTTCTAAATAGTTGTACAGAAGGTTACGATTGTTTAGTCTTAGATAATACTTCTAAAAGTAATAACATTCAAGATTGTGTATTTTGGTATAGAGCAAAACCAACTAGAAATTTCAAAGTTGGAACTAAAGAACTTTGGAAATATTGTAAAAAAAATTACGATGAAAAAAAAGCGAAAGCTATACCAGAATACGATAAAAAACAAATGAAAAAGAAAAATACTCCGACTGTTTTAGTTAAAAAAATTAAATAATTTGATTTAAAACTTATTTAAATACAAAAAAATAGGTTTTTATGGATAAAATTGAAAAGTTGCTCAAAATACCACAGTACGAACAACGGTCGCAAGAATGGTTTAAACAGAGAGAAAACAAACTTACAAGTTCCGACGCAGCAACTGCTTTAGGTATTAATCCATATCAGAAATCGCATGAAGTTCTTTTTAAAAAATGCGGGCACGATTTAAATCCGTTCGTCGGAAATGTGGCTACTCTACATGGTCAAAAATACGAAGATGAAGCAATTAAAAAATACTGTAAAATTACTGGACAGGTAAATTACAATTATGGTTTAATAGCTCACGAAGATGTATATAACAATAAAGATTATTATTGGTTGGCGGGTTCTCCAGATGGAATTGCTATTTCTACAACTGAACCCAATGCTAAACCGATATTACTTGAAGTTAAGTGTCCTTATAGACGAGTTATAAAACACGGACAGATTCCAGATTATTACCTACCACAGGTTCAGTTGAATATGTTTATTTGCGATTTAGAAATAGCCGATTTTATTGAATACAGGCCACCAAATGAGATAAATATTGTACGTGTTAATAGAGATGAAGATTGGCTAAAAGAAAATCTAAAAAAACTGGAGACATTTTGGAAAGACGTCGAATTTTATAGAAATAACAACATTAAAACTCATCCAAAATTTCCAAAACCAAAAAATATTATAGATTTGACTGATAAATTGTTGGACGAATCAGACGAATCGGAAGTATTTATTCTTAGTGATTATAGTATTAAAGAACCAGATGTAAAAAAATCGAATTCTGATTCTAATTCTAATTCTAAATGTAAATGTAAAACTAAATTTAAAAGTTCGGAATCGGAATATATCATTTTGAATAATTATAGCATAAAAGATATGTAAATTTACAATTGCTAAAAAAAATAAGATTTAAAAGATTAATTTATATTAATAATAAGAAATGGGAATTCGTGGCCTAAACAATCTCATTAAAAAATACTCACCAGAAGCTGAGACTACCGCAGACATAAAGCATTACAGTGGATCTATTTTTGGGATAGATTGTAGCATTCTTTTATATAAATTTAAATATGCTTCAAAGGCTGAAAATTCTCATTTAGTTGGTATAGTAAATAGAATTAAATATTACATGTCTAACGGTATTTTACCCGTGTTTGTTTTTGACGGAGATCCTCCAGACGCAAAAAGAAATACAATTCAAAAAAGACAGGACAACAAAGAAAGACTGTATGTCAGAATCGAAGAATTAAGAACTTTAGAAAATAAGGCTGAAACAGAAGAAGATAAAAAAGTTTTTTCAGACGAGATTAGTAAATTATCTTCTCAAATAATTAGGATTAAAAAATCACATATAACAGAGTGTAAAGAACTGTTAGAAAAATCTGGAATACCATATTGTACGGCACCTGCTGATGCGGAAAAATACTGCGCATTTTTACAAAAAAACGGTCTTATAGATTATACAGTAACAGATGACACAGATGCCTTGACATTTGGTTGCGAAAAAATTATTAAAACGTCGATAAATAAAATAGTCGAAATAGACACTCGTAAAGTTTTAGAAAATTTTTGTATGACACAAGAGATGTTTATAGATTTTTGTATTTTGTCTGGTTGTGATTATTCAGATACTATTGCAAGCGTAGGCCCTGTAACATCTTTTAATATGATAAAACAACATAAATCGATAGATAATTATATTGAAAGTTTAACTATAAAACCAGAAAATTTTGATTTTGAAATTGCTAGAAAAATATTTACCGATTTTGATTATGAAATTCCACAAAAATTTACACTAAACAATTGTAATAAAAAAGATCTTCTAAAATTTTTGGAAGATAATAATTTTAGAGAAAATATAATTGTTAAATTTTTTAAAATTTTGAAATGAATTAAATTAAATGAATTAAATTAAATGAATTAAATTTAAAATTATTTTCTTTTCTAAATATTAAAAAGATATGTACGATGATTATGAAATGGATTTTGGTCGCAAGAGGCGTGTAGGGCGTCCCCGTCGTCGCGGTATGCGCAAAGGTGTCCGCGGCAAATCGGTAATTGTGAAGGGTCGTAAACGTAAGGTTTACAGGGGCAAAACCGGTGCTCTATATTATCGTTCGCGCTCTGGAAAAGTTTATCTTTCGGCGAGACGAATGAGAATGAGACGTGGCCGCCGCGGCCGCAAGAGCACTCGTCGGGTTCGTCGTGGTCGCAGTGGCCGTCGTCTAAAGATGACTAAGTCTGCCATTGCTGGTCGCCGTGCTTACCGCCGCCGGAAGGCGCGCATGAGCTTCTTCGGGTCGTATTAAATTAAATTAATATAAATAATAATTATCAAACTTAAAAAATAATTTAGTATTCATTTTAGATTACTAAATTATTTTTTTTAAAATTAGCTTTTGTATCATATGTTTATTAATTTATTGATTCATTAAGTCTTGTATAGTTATATTTTCCTTTTTGTAATACAATAATTTTTCAATATATCTTATAGATGCTGGATAATTATTGCTTACCCTCAAAATTTTAATAACTTCTTTATTTTCATTTTCATAATTATTTTCATTTTCATTTTTATCAAAATATATATCTATCACGCAACCGTTTTTATATTGGTCTAAATTTTTAATATCGTTTATGTAAATTTTACCATGTTCGTCTGACGAATGTATTTTAGAAAACGGCACTTCTTTTTTGTAATTAGTAGCATATAATATCATACCCGATTCTATTTCTTCAACTTTCAAACTTATATATATGTGTTCAATAGGTTGCCACTTGAAACAACCTCGATTAATACCCGCTATAATAGGAAAATTATTAGATATAATAAATATTTCTTCTTCGTGTGGAATTATAGATCCATTTAGTAAAGATATTTCTGTAAAATATTCACAAATATCAAATATCGGATTATATGTATTTTTCTTAAAATTTTCAGCCTCTGTAATTCTTTCTATAAATTCGTAAGTATTTATCTTAACTCCAGAATTATAAATAGTGTCGTATATAACAATTTTATTGTCGTTCAGTGTTACATCGAATATAGTATTTCTGTAGTATTCGAAGTGGCAGTCTATATTTAATATATAAATGGTATAATCGCTTAAAATTAAAACAGGTTTTTTATCTCCAGCACTGTCTGTAAATAAAAATAAAATTCCTCTTTTTTCCCTTTTTGTATTTTTTTTGTAAAAATAATACATAAAAGAATTAAGTTTAAATAAATCTTTTCTTTCTATATATTCACATATTTGTTGGGGAAAAGAGTATTCTGTCTTTCCGGTCCATAGATTATTTAATAAAAAAATAATTTTTTGCTTCTCCTTTTCATCTTTAATTTCGATCATGTTTAAATAATAATCATTGTATTCTTTATGTAATTTTCAATTTATATAAAGAAGATAAAGAATTGTTAATTAATTATGTGCCTATCCAAAAAAGAAGAAATACTAGTAGAATCTTTAATATTATTTTATAAAGACCGAATTCAGATTTTAAAGGATATAATTTATCAAAATAATCCGTTAAGTTTACGATTAATAGACTGGTTAGTAACAAATTATTCTAAGAAGTATAATATAATATACCCAATAGTTAAAAACGGTGAAGACATTATATACTTCAATATATATTTAGACTATAAAAACCAATTAAAGGCATATTCAAAGAAATTTTTTGACCCTTTTTGTAGACAAAAAAGAATAATTATAGAATGTGAATCTTTTATATGGAAAGAATTCTCTCCAGAATTAGAATTAGATTCACAATTACATTTAGACCCACAATTACATTTAGATTCACAATTACATTTAGATTCACAATTAAATACAATAATTCGGGATAAAAACGATTGCATAATAACTACGGTTGGTCAACTTAATTTTTTTAGGTGGTTTTTAGAAAATAAAATTTTTGAATACGCTATAGCAAATATAAAATTAATAGATTTTGATATGAGTAGTGTTTTCATCAACAAGAAAAAAGGAAAAAGAATAGTTTTATCTCAGAATGCTGTTAAAGGTGTTTTTACGAGTTCTCAGATTGTTACGCTAAAATTTTAAATATTTACATTTAATAAATGAGAAATAGATGTTCAAATTTCGGTAAATACCCATTTGAAAACCCACCCCCTATACAAATAGCAAATGAAAGAAATCTTGAATTTGCTCGATTACAACGAGAAGTTCGAGAAGTTCAACGAATTAATGCTATCCATGATAATTCCTTGGCTCTTGTTAGACAGTTTATTAAACGCATAAGAGACACGGTTAACGCAGAAATGTCTGGACATCGCATAATTCCAGCAACCGATCCAGTGTCTTTCGAAGTAAAGGTTATTTTACAAACTTTACGTGTTAATTTTGAAACTTTTGAAAGAATCAAGGCAGAAAAAGCGGAAAAAGATTTACTTTTACAAAATCAGATTGTAAAGCGAAGACTTCATAATCTTCGAATTCGTGACGAAGGAGTTGCAGAGAAAGCTAGAATTATGTTCGAAACTTTTTATAATTTAGTTTTTCCCGTTTTTAATATTTATTTAATGGATACTGTACTAATGGAAGGAATTCGAAATCCGAATCTTTTGATGGCGCGTTCAAAAGAACTTACTAAATATATTGAATTGCTTCTTGGATTTCAAGAAGATTTGCGTAGAGCAGAACGCGGAGTA